TGCAGAACAGAAACAGAGTTAAGCATTTTTTCCATAATTAAAACCCTCCTGAACTATGGATCTTTCAAGTCTTATTGACTTGTGTTACCCCTTGAAACCTGTTCAAGGGGTAAAGCCTGTCAACAAGGGTTATTTTTTGATTTCATCCACAAACACGATATTGTTTTTGAGGTAGCAAAGCCCGCATTCCATGCACTTACGTGAACCGCAATTAATTTTGATTTCGGGATGATTTGCTAAGTAGTCCTTAGTCCATACCGTGAAGATTTTATCGATGAATGAATACAGGTTAAGCATATTATCCGCACGACAATTCAGAGCCGGAGAACTGTATATAATATTCAGGTTTTCCGGTTTAACTGCCCCCTGTTCTATTGCACTCTGAATAATCCAAGGGTTTTTAGTCCATAATGCAAATCGTGTAAACGGGTTAGCATGGCAGAGATTGAAGTAATTCATTACTTGGGTTTCGTTGTTCAAATCACCGAAAGCCTCAAAACGGAAGAAAATGCAATTCAGACGGGGCATGAGTGCCTCACTAATCAGAGTCTTTGTTAAGAGTTCAGTGTTTTTGGAAAGTTTTGACTCGAGCGTTTTGTACATCTTAAGCATGCGCCCCGCATAACAGTAATGACATACGCAGTCGGGATTCTGCGCCCGCTTTTGACAATGCGGGTTGAGAATAACTGAGGTTGACAATGACCACATACCGCTCATCTTTCCGGTGTGGTTCTTACAAATTGACTGTTCTAACTGCTTGGTGAAACTGAGGTTCTTTTCTTTTTTCATGGTTTAGTATTCTCTTTTCTAGTAGGGGTTTGTATAGTGGTTCATCCCCTTACATACTCTATTATACGGATATATATAAAGATGTAAACCCCTGTACATAATATAGGGGTTATTTTCTATACTTTTTTATAGGGAATTATGAAAACTTTTGTTTTTGTTTCATTGTGAAATATATATAATAATTCACATACCACAACGGATCTCAATATATGAATATATACTCATATGTTAAAATCCTGGTTATTATCACAAGTATATGTGTATTGTTCCTGTATGGAGTAGGTAACATATAATAGCAGGGGGTAAAGCAAAATTACTTGACCCCCATTCAGCCGCAGCGGGTTATATGCTAGCGGTTCATCCGTTATTGAATAACCGTTCAGGGGCTTGTGATTATTAATAACATTATCCGCCGGAATCCACGAAAACAGGGTGAAAACCGTTTCCAGCAAACTTGTGAACATTCCTGGTTATTTCACAACCTTCAAATATCCGCATGGTTATGCGGTTTAAGCCGCATTGTGAAATAATCACAATCACGCATAATGTACATTATGTGAAGTAGCACGGGCAATTGCACACAATGCACAAGGGTAAAGTAAAACTACTTGACCCCTGGCTCCATGCTTGTGAGCGTTTCACAAAAAGGGTACGGGGTGGGGGATATACGCCTACCCCCCTGGCTGCCATGTAACACCCCCTACCACCCATCAACACAAAACCCTCATGCATGCATGTTTCTGTGCTATATTGCGGATATGAAGAACGAAGAACTCTACGAAGCGATCGTAGCAAGCGCACGTAAAGATGTGCGGGACATCGAGATATACAGAGACTTGGTAGATATGCTGATGGCATGGGGGAGAAGTGACAACGAGCCATACCGGAGAGCAGATCAGGTGCTGTTCATTCTGAATTATGCAATGTCATTAGCGGTGAAGGATAAGAATTACGCAAGGGCAGAGGAGTTAAGGACGCTTATTTTCAAACTGTTGCTGTTTTCTGCTCCGAAGAACCTCGACCATTACTTACAGGCATTGGAATATGACCGGAATCCGGCGGAGAGGTTTTATTTGCCAAGAAGACATGTGCTGTTAGGACATGCGAAAGCACTGCAGAGACTGTACGAGGGTGAGATACAGGAGTTACTTATGTCTCAGCCACCGAGAACGGGAAAGAGCCAGCTCGTCAAGGAGTTTCTCACATGGGTGTTTGGGAAAGACTCAGAGCATTCGAATCTGTATTGTTCTGTTACGGACGATTTGACGAAAGCGTTCCACAAGGGTCTGCTGGAAATCATGACGGACAGTTACACATATCATTGGAACACGATATTTCCGAATGCGAAGATTGTCGAAACCAACGGAGACAAGGAGACGATCAATATCGACCGAGTCAAAGGGTATCCAACGATCACATGCCGAAGTCTGTACGGCTCACTCAACGGAAGTTGCGATGCATATAACATCTTGGTCGGAGACGATCTTTTGACTGGCATTGAAGAGGCAAGGAATCCCAACAGACTTAACACGGCATGGACAACGGTCGATAACAACCTGTTGTCGAGAGCAAAGGAGAGCTGCCGGATACTGTGGATTGGGACGAGATGGTCTCTGCAAGATCCGATTGGAAGAAGGAAACGTGCATTGGAGAATGACGAGCAGTTCAAGAACCGGAAATGGGAAGAGATTACGATTCCGGCATTGGACGATAAGGACGAGTCGAACTTCGATTACAAGTACGGAGTCGGGTTCTCTACGGAGTATTATCGACAGAGACGGGCATCGTTCGAAGCCAACAACGATTCCGCAAGTTTCATGGCACAATATCAAAATATGCCCATCGAACGAGAGGCTACCGTCTTCACTCCTGACACAATGCGGTACTTTAACGGGGAGCTGCCGGAAGAACCGCCGATTCGTGTATGGGCGGTATGCGACCCTGCGTTCGGCGGTGGAGACTTTGTTTCCGTTCCGATTATCGTGTCTTACAACAAATTGGATCATTATGTCGTGGATGTGCTGTTCAACAACAAGGACAAGAGCATTACACAGCCGTTATTGGCGAAGAAACTGCAGAGATACGGGGTCAACACGATAGATTTCGAAGTATCCAAGACAACCAGGGCTTATGTGGAAGGTGTCGAGAAGGAAATGCGTAAACTTGGGTATCACTGTACGATTACTACGCACACCGCACCGCAGAATACTTCCAAAGCGATACGTATTTTTGACAAAGCACCGGACATCAGACAGTTCTTTATCTTCCGAGATGCCGGACACCGGAGCAAGGAGTACAATCTGTTCATGCAGAATGTGTTCTCCTTCACTGTCGAGGGAAAGAACAAGCACGATGACGCACCGGACAGTCTGTCAATGGCTGCTACGAACCTGTTCAAGTCGAACGTTGCACCTGTGCAGATCATTGCAAGACCGTTTTAAACTTCATTAGTTCCGGTTTTTGGAACTAATTATGCATAAACTTCACTTTTTAGGGCAAAACTTACTGAATTACTTCCACTTTTGGAAAGTAATTTGAGTTTTTGCCCTTTTTGATTCACATTTGTGAAGAAAACACAAGTTTTCACTTGCGGAATTTTTGCTTTTTTTCTAGTATGCAGACGATAAATCACGGGAAGGGGGAGTTTTTATGCCGGAAAACACCGAAGTGCAGACCACCGAAACGGAAACATCCTCTTCGGAGACGATTGCTACTTCCGAAAACGTTGTCATTACTCCCAAGTACCCGACTACCCTGTCGGAGATGGGAACATTTCTCGGCAGAGAGGAATTACGGACAACCTCACGGTACATCACACGGGAAAACGTGTGCTATGTGCTTAACAAGGTGCTTCCCGCTTACCAGCGGAACGTAAACGACATCAAGTACCTGTACAATTACTACCTCGGTGTCCAGCCGATTCTCAATCGGGTAAAACTCGTGCGACCGGACATCAACAACAAGGTTGCGGTCAACCATGCCGAGGAAATCGTGTCCTTCTTTAACGGATATATCTTCGGAGATCCGATTGTATATGCCGGAAGAAGCGAAGACGACTGCTCAGAAGAGATACAGAACCTCAACGCATGGAATGCGGAGAACGATAAGGAGACCGGAGATATCGAGTTAGGCACATGGCTTAACATCTGCGGTATCGGATTCGAAATCGCACTGCCCAAGTCGGATGCCGAAAGCGAGGAAGAGCAGACATCTTCCCCGTATATCCGCCGGACATTAGATCCGAGGGAAGCGTTCGTTGTGTACTACAACGGAATCGAGAAGATTCCGGTCATGGGTGTAAAGGTCATCGATACATCCGACACGGATGTCACGTACAACAAACTGTACTGTGTCTATACGGAAACCTCGTATTACGAGATTCCCGACACAGAAGTGCTTTCGGGAAAACTTCCGTACGAGATGGCAAATCCTATCGGACTTGTGCCGATTGTCGAGTATCAGGCGAACCTTGCTCGGCGTGGACGGCTTGAACCCGTTATTCCGATTATGGATGCGCTCAACATTTTGGCTTCGAACAGAATGGATGGAATCGAGCAGTTCATTCAGTCGATTCTGTTACTGCGGAATATCGACCTCAGTGGTGAGGATGTCGAGAAACTGTCGCAGTTCGGCGCAATCAAGTACAAGGATGTCGATCCGAGTACACCGGGCGAAGTACGGTACATTACGGCTGAGTTGAATCAGGAAGGCGCACAGACTCTTAAAGAAGACCTGTACGAGAGCTTACTGATTATCAGCGGTATGCCGAATCGCAACGGCGGTTCATCTACTTCGGATACCGGACAGGCGGTCATCTACCGAGACGGATACTTCGCTGCCGAAGTCAAAGCAAGGGAGACGGAAAAGTTCTATTACAGAGCAGAGAAGAACATTCTCCGAGTCATTCTGCGGATCGTGCGGAATATCAAGAGCGATTTCGATGCTCATCTTGCGAACATCGACATCAAGTTCACTCGTAGAAACTACGAGAACACGCTTGTTAAATCTCAGGTGCTTACCAACATGCTTCAGAACGAGAAGATTGCTCCTCGGCTGGCATTTGTGTATAGCGGAATGTTCTCAGACCCTGAGGCTGCATGGAAAGAGTCGATGCAGTATTACGAAGAGAATAAGAAGAAGGAAACGGAGACTGCTGGGAATGCCCAAAATCCAATTAACACAGGAAACGATACAGAAAATCGAAACAGTTCTGAACAGGGGCTGTCAGGCGGAAGTGAAGATTGAACACGGGCAGCCGGAAGTCATTTCCATCAAGCGAAAGAAAGTATCAGACGAAACAAAAGAATAGAGAACCATTCGAAAGAGTCGAAGGTTAATCCAAAGGGATTGCAATAAGGCACACAGAGATGTGCTTTGCAATCCCTTTTTGTTCTAAGGAGAGCGCAAGTTATGCGAGTAGCGGTGTTGGACGAGCTGGATGTTCTTGCAAAACGGCTCATCGAAGAAACGGAAAATCTTCCGCCGGAACAAAAGCGGAAACATATCACGGACGAAGTCTACGAACTGCTTGTGCTTGCCTACATCTACGGTATCGACAGAGTTCAGCGACAGGATATCGAAGGCGGACTGCCTAGAAGCGAGTCTGAGGCGGTGTTTACCGCCCTGGAACGCTCGGAACAGCCAAAGACAGAGAAGATTCCATACAAGACGGAAGACCTCTACAGGGCTTTGTATAAGCCTGTTGCAGGGGAAACGTTCGAAGAGCGGATCTCAAGACGGATTCAGGAAGGAACGCTCGACAGCGAAACCCTGCGGAGAATTCTTGAAACCGATTATCACCGGATGGAAGAAACCGGAGCGTATGACAGGGCAGTTTCCTACTCAGAAGAAACGGGCCTTCTTCCATACAAGGTTTGGCGCACCATGCGGGACGATAAGGTTCGTGACACGCATAGATATCTCGATGATGTAGAAGTGCCGATTGACGCATGGTTCTACACATACGATTCCGACATGGCAAGGTTTCCAGGAGACTTCGAATTGCCGGAGAACAACATCAACTGTCGCTGTGAACTTCGATACACATTCAGGTAGAAACGGGAAGTTATGCCCGTTGAATACAAAGTCAGAGAAGACTCTAACCGCACATCGCTAGAGAAAGCGATTCAGAAATTTCGCAAGGAGAAACTAATGAGTTTTTTACAGGATTTACTCGGAGATTCCTATAAAGAGGGAATGAACGAGGATGAACTCTCCAAGGCTGTTGAAAAAGCCGTAAAAGCCAAGGAGAAACAGGCAGAACAGGATTTTAACAAAATCAAAAATGCGTTAAGCAAAGCATCATCCGATGTTGCGGATTACAAGCATCGGCTTCAGGAACATCTTTCCGAAGATGAGCGTAAGAAGACCGAACAGGATGAACTGCTTGAAAAACTTCAGGCTGAGAATGCCGAGTTCAAAAAGCAGTCCACAATCGCACAGCACAAAGCAAACTTTGTTGCACTTGGATACAACGAAGACCTCGCTCAGAAGTCTGCGGAAGCACTCTTCGAAGGCGATATGAGTTCTGTGTTTGCAAACCTTAAGGCAGCAAAAGCAGAATTCGAAAAGGGCATTCGTGCAGATGTTATGAAACGCACTCCCGTTCCGCCAGCAGACGGTGGTTCAAACGGCAAGGACAATGTCACACGGGAATCTATCATGCAGATCAAAGACCCCGTTGAAAGACAGCAGGCGATTGCTGAGAACCACGAATTATTCGGCTATTAAGGAGAAAGAAAATGACAGTTATTGCCAATACCACAACTTCCAGCCAGTTTAATGTTACTGCCCGTGAGGTTGACTTCGTAACACGTTTCGGGCAGAATTGGCAGGCCCTGATGGAGATCCTCGGAATCATGCGTCCGATTCGCAAAGATCCGGGAACAACCCTTCGCTCCTATACTGCGTCCGTCACACTGCAGTCCGGTACAGTTGCAGAAGGCGATGAGATCCCGTTCTCTCTTGCTTCCGTCACTGAAGCATACAAAGAGGATGTTGACATCGAAAAGTATGCGAAAGCAGTTACTCTCGAATCGGTCAACAAGTGGGGCGCAGACATCGCTGTTCAGAAGACTGACGATGCATTCCTCACTCAGCTTCAGAACAATGTTACCGACAAGTTCTACGCATTTGCACAGACCGGAACACTTGGCGGCTATGCTTCCACCTTCCAGGCTGCCGTTGCGAAAGCACTCGGTCTTGTCCGCAACAAGTGGAAGACCATGCGCAAAGACATCACTGAGGTTGTTGTCTTCGCAAACATCCTCGATGCATACGACTATCTCGGCACAGCGAACATCACCATTCAGAACCGTTTCGGCATTCTGTATGTTGAGGACTTCCTCGGCGCACGTATCATCCTGACATCCGAGATTCCGTCCGGTGTTGTCATCGCTACTCCGGTTGAGAATATCGACCTGTACTATGTCGATCCGTCCGATTCCGATTTCGCACGGCTCGGTCTTGAATACCGCACTGACGGCGTTACAAACCTCATCGGATTCCATGCACAGGGAAACTACGGCAGAGCTATCGGTGAATCTTATGCCCTCATGGGTATGAAGCTGTGGGCTGAATACCTTGACGGTATCGCATATGTCGAAATCGGCGCAACACCGACCTTCACGGCTGTTGACAAGTCAGGCACAGGATACTCCTCAAAGAACCCGAAGACCGAAGGCTGGTACGAGCTGGTCGGCACTCGTTACATGCTGTCCGCAGACACTACTGTTAACGCTGACAAGACCTATTACACAAAGGGTGCTTAATGTATGGCGTACAAGGTTCTGAAATCATTCGCAGACCTTAGTGACGGTAAACATACATATGCGGTTGGAGATACCTATCCGAGAGAAGGAGTAAAGGTATCTCCTACCCGTATCCATGAATTGTCCACGAGCAAGAACAGCCACGGGACACCGCTCATTCAGGAAGCTGAAGAATTCAAAGAAGTCAAAGAAGAAACAGCGGTATCTAAAGAAGTAAAGAAGGCAAAGCCGAAGCGCAAAGCAAAAGCGCAGTAGGCAAAAACGAAAGGAGTAGACCTACATATGTCCATGACGAGAGAAGAGATGATCGCACAGGTCAGTGCAATGGCAGAAGAAGATGATGCCACTGTGGTAGGTTACTACCTCGACAATGCTGCAGAGATTATCCTCAATCAGATGTACCCGTATGACGAAAGCAGAGAAGGACTTACGGAACTCGCTGTTCCCGACAAGTATCTCTACACTCAGATGCGGATCGCTGTTGTGCTTCTCAATAAGAGAGGTGCTGACGGAGAATCGATGCACATCGAAAATGGAATAAACAGACACTACTCATCGACCGATATCCCAGCGGATCTGCGCAGACAGATTGTCCCGAAGGCGGTGACATTCTGATGGGCAGAATGCGGACACAGATGATTAACCGCAGACCGTTCTATTACGCTCTGTATTCCGGAAAAACACCGGAAGTAGACGAGGACGGATTCTATACAGGCGAGGACACTGCGGAATACAGTGAACCCGTCCTGTATACGAAAGCGGTTATCTCCGCTGCACGAGGGACTGCTGATACAGAGCAGTTCGGTAACCTCGACAACTACGATAAAGCGATTGTCACTGCGGACATGGAATGCCCGATTGACGAGAACTCTATCCTGTGGATTGACGAAACCGATACTACGAAAGCACACGACTACATTGTGAAGCGTGTAGCGAAAAGTATTAACGGTATCTCGATTGCGGTGGCAAAAGTCAAAGTCAGCAACGAAGAGTAGGTGTACCCACCATGAAGATCAGCATTAGTGTGGACGGCATGGAAAAGGCGGTCGGTCGCATTGCGAACCTTGAAAAAGACCTAAACATGAAATGCGATGAATTCGCAAATCGGCTTGGTCAACTTGGGGTTCGCATCGCAACTATGTACTATGCACAAGCTCCGTATGCTGGAACAAACGATGTTGAAGTGACGCTCGATGAAACAGGAAAACTCGGAACAGCGCAAATTGTTGCTGGGGGTGACGCAGTCCTGTTTATAGAGTTTGGCACAGGCGTTACGATGCCCGATGCATTCGAAGCACGAGGCGAACTTGTGGATGATAGTGGGATTGTTTACCACGGTCAGTGGGGCGATAAAAAAGCGTCAAATCCTAAAGGCTGGTATTTCCCTCTAGAGGGGGTATCAGACACTTCACATTTGCCTGACGGAACGAAACTTGTTGGTCATTACAACAGGAGAAGACATCAGACGGAATATTATTGGAAAACCCGTGGTAATCCGGCTTTCCCTGCAATGTACATGACCAGGAACGACCTGATTGATAGTATCGAAAGAATAGCAAGAGAGGTGTTCAAACTGTGATTGATAAAGAGAATGAAATATTCACACGAGTCAAGGAACAGATTGTGGCACAGTATCCCGATGCTGTTGTAGATAGTTCATATCAGTCCGTTCCGAGTGGCTTCCCACATGTATCGATCTATCAGAACGATGCATTCACACCGGATAACATGCTTGATTCGGCATATCTGCCGAAATACGTGTCGATTGGGTTCACGGCACAGGTTTATTCCAATAAGACCAAAGGGAAAAAACAGGAGTGTAAGAAAATCATGGGCATCATCGCTGATACGATGGCTCGGATGAACTTCCAAATGATTATGCTCACTCCTGTACCGAATCTTAACGATTCAAGTATTTACCGTCTGTCCGCTCAGTTTGAGGGCATGGCAGACGCAGATGGATTCTATGGAAGATAAGGAGATGTGACTATGGCTTATAACGCTTCCAGCACTTACAAAACATTCCTGATGCATTCCACCGATGGTACTACTTATACCAAGGTAATTGACATCAAGGACTTCCCGGATCTCGGCGGAGAACCGGAAACCATTGACACCACAACTCTGACCGATGCCATGCGGACATCTGTCCTCGGTATTCAGGAAGCAGAGAACTTCGTGTTCAACGCAAACTACGATCCGACTCAGTTTCAGGCCCTCGTTGCGCTTGCAACAGCAGACGAAGAGGCCCCGTCCTACTACTCAGTGTGGTTCGGTGGAACTGATGTTGCAGGCACAGACCCGACACCGACCGGAAACCTTGGAAAATTCGATTTCAAGGGAACAATGGCGAAACCGTACGTTACGGGCGCAGGAGTTAACGAGGCTCGTTCCATTGCGATTACAATCGCTCCGGCTACACCTGTAAGTTTCTCCGCTAGTTAAGACTAGCGGTTTCGCTTTAAGACCATTTCAAAGAAGGAGGCTTATTTAAATGGCAAAGACAATTGAGTTTACATATAACGATGAAGACTACACTCTTGAGTTCACCCGTAAGATTGTTCGTGACATGGAAGCAGAGGGGTTCTCGTTTCGCAGAATGAACGATGCTCCGGCTACATTCATGCCCCGACTTTTCGAAGGTGCGTTCCGGCTTCATCACCGCAAGATCAAAAAGGAACTTGTGAACGAAATCTATAAACAGATTACGGACAAACAGGATCTGATGGAAGCTCTTGTGGAGATGTATAACGATGCTGTCGATACGCTGTTTGAAGAGCCTGAGGAAAGCGAAAAAAACGTTCAGTGGAAGAAGTCGAACTTCTGAGTTCGACCTCTTCCTCTTTTCCTAAAAAAAAGCAGAAAACATACACCCAAATCATGGACGAGATGTTTCCGGTTTATCTAGATGCAGGGATGACCCCTGACGATTATTGGAACGGCGATGTGACTTGGGTGATTGGATATAGAGAAGTGATTGAGCGAAGGCGTGCGTGGCAGAACCAAATGCTTTGGCTTCAAGGATTGTATGTATATAAAGCAATCGATGCCATCATGCCGGCCCTTTCCATAAAGTCGAAAGCGACAATTATCGAACCATATCTTGAAGAGCCGATTCCGATTACCGCAAAAATGCAGAGAGAGGCAACGGAACGAAAGGAAAGAATGGCATACGAAAAGAACCTTGCTCATATGAAAGCACAGGCAGCAAGGATCAATGCACGTTTCGCACAGAAGAGAAAGGGGGTGACCACCGATGGCTAGTGCTTCGTATAGCGATATTAAGATTAATATCAAAACTTCGGCTGATTCTAGCGGAATCAAAGACGCAACAAAAGCGGTGAAAGAATACTCCGCTGCGGTCAGCGAAGCCTCAAACAAATCGGAAGGATTATCCAAGACTTCCAGCGTCCTTGAACGAACCACCTCATCGGCTGTTGCACAAGCGACCGAAAAAACACTTCCACGGTCAACATCTTCCATTGTGACCGAGACCGAGCCTGTTGCTACTGACCAGTCAAATATCGGCATGATGAATTTCCTGTCCGGTATATCCGCAAACCTTGGTGACGCATTCGAATTTGTAGCCAATGCGGCTGGCACAGCAAAATCGGCGGTAGGCAAGTTTTTGGACACAGTTGGAAATGCCGCTAAAAGCAAGATACAGAAGTTCACAAGCGGACTTAATAACATCATCAGTTCCTTCAAGCGTATCGCCTTCTATCGGTTCATTCGAACGGTAATCAAGGAGATTACAGAAGGTTTCAAGGAAGGCGTGGATAACCTGTACCAATGGTCGAAACTAGCGAACGGAGAGTTTGCTCAGAGCATGGACAGGATAGCAACCTCGACTCTATACATGAAGAACAGTTTGGGAGCGATGGTAGCACCGCTCATCAACGCTATCGCTCCGGCAATTGACTTCTTGATTGATAAGTTCGTTGCCCTGCTGAATGTCATCAACAGATTGTTCGCACTCTTCACAGGCGCAGGGTATTGGACTAAAGCCAAGAAGTATCCGACCGAATACGCAAAGGCGGTATCGAGCGGTGCAGGCAAGGCTGCAGATGCTCTCCATAAACTCGGACTTGCACAAATCGATCAATTAACCATTCTTGACAAGAACCACGGCAATAAGGCAAGCGGTGGTGGCGGTGGAGACGCTCTCGATTATGGAAGCATGTTCGAAACCGAAAAACTTGGTGGCGGTATTTGGGACAAGATCAGAGAAGCTATCGAGAACGGTGATTGGCGAGGGGCTGGAAGGATTCTCGCTGAGAAACTGAATGAAATCGTGGCGGGACTCGACACTCGGAAATGGGGTCGTGAACTTGGCACGAAGATTAACAACGGTCTTGAGTTTGCGTACGGATTCCTGAAGTATACAGACTTCAGACAGATTGGCGGTAAGATTGCAGACTTCATCAACGGCGGTCTAGAAAGCATCAACTTCAACACTGCCGGAAGACTTATGACAAGAAAACTCACTGCACTGTACGACACAATCATCGGATTTGTCACAACGCTTGATTGGGGTCTTGTCGGAAAGAGCATCTCGGATTACATCATCGGTTCATTCCAAGAGTGGAACGAATGGCTCGAAGGTATCGATTGGTACAAGTTAGGTACTGATCTGAGAAGAAAATTCGATGACATGATTGCAAATGTCAATTGGGATGCTGTTGGGCAAGAGGTGCTTACTTTCGCCAAAAACGCAATCAATGCTGCAGTTAAACTTGGCATCGGAATTATTCTTCCGATAAGCGACATTGATTTCGAAGATCGCAACAAAACCGCCAGCAAACTGCTTGATAAGATTGTGAATTTGCTTAATCCGTTGACTCTTGGACTTATCGGATTTGTGGTCGGCGGACCAGGCGGTGCAGCCATTGGTGCAACGATTGGCTTGGGTATTACGTTTGCTCTTAAAACAGACCTTGTTGATAAAGCGGACAAGTATGGAGAGCGTATTAATGAGGTTGTTGGGAAGCATACGAGGATCGCACAGCAGACCATTGACCAAGCCGGAACAGATTCTGTTGCTAAGACTGAAAGCCACTTCAAAGACATGCAGTCGAAAATCAATACGAGTCTCAGCAGTTCCAGCAGTATTGTCCACAACAAAACCGGAGACATCAGCAAAGAAATCTCAAGACAGTGGAGTGACATTAACCGTAACACGGACACGAGCTGGAGCGGAATCGTAAGCAAAATCGGGCAGTGGATTGAGAGGGCAAAGCAGAAACTGAACTTCTCTTGGAAACTTCCTGAAGTAAAACTGCCGCACATTCCTACGCCACACTTCTCAATGGGAACGGGCATCATGGGCGTTCAGTTCCCGAAGTTTGACGGATGGTGGGCGCAGGGTGGATTCCCCGACAGCGGATCTCTGTTCATTGCACGGGAGAATGGCCCAGAAATGGTTGGCTCGATGGGCGGTCGTACGGCGGTTGCAAACAACGACCAAATCGTTGCTGGTATCTCACAGGGTGTCTATGAAGCGGTCAGAGACGCAATGGGCGAAGGCAACCAGGCGGTAAATGTTTACCTCGATGGCAAGCAGATTTCGGGAAGTGTTGTTAAGAACATCAACTCCGAAACACGCCGGACAGGAAGCAGTCCGCTGCTGAGTTATTGATAAGGACAGGGGGATAAACCAATGACAAGAACAAATCCTGTACCTTTCGCTGGTCTCACGGATAAAGTGCCAGCAAACACATTCACTGTTGAACTTTCGGACGGGACGCAGATTACGCTTCCCGTCCCTAAGATCAAACCTGGCTACACAGAAGAGGACTTGCAGTTAGATGCATGGCGAGATGAAGCCGGATATCTTCACAAGATTGAGGCAAGACGGTCACTGCGGAGAGTGGATCTTGAATGGCCCTATCTCAATAATTCGCAGTTACAGTTAATCAAGCATGCATTGAAGGCACAGGAATACTTCAAGTTCTATTACTACAACTACGAGGACGGAACGAGCGGAGTCATTAACGAAGCTTATTCCGGCACACTGACTTACAATCTGTATACTCTCCGAAAGGGAGAAGCGGAATGGATTGATATCAAAGTCGCAATTATCGAAAGGTAAGGAGAGAACATTATGCTGGATGTATCTGAAGCAGTAAGACAGGCATACATTAACGGTAATGCAAAGACCGAGATTTTCCTTACTGTCACGACTACTGACGGGGTGGTTCACGAATACAATCCGAGAAACATTCTGTCAGGGTCTGTATCTGTTGTTGAGAGTCTCTGTTCGTCAGAGACTTTTGACATTTCACGAGTCGAAAAGAATGAACTGACATTCACGCTGTTCAATATCACAGAGGATATCAAGGGACTGCAGGGGGGCAACGTTGTTGCGAAGCAGAGAGTTTATACCGATGCGAGTGACGAAACAGTGTACACAGATATTCCGTTAGGCACGTATACGATTGCGGAAGCGATGAATGACGGAGACTATCTGTACAAATGCACTGCTTACGAAGCGACAACGGTAAAACTCGACAATCTTATCGATGAATGGTGGAAGAACCTTACGTTCCCGATTACACTGCGGAATCTCGCTGTTTCCATGTTTCAGTATCTCGGATGTGCTTATGACATCCCTGCTGAATTCACAAACAGCGATTACTCCATCGAAACACTGAACGCAGACTTCGAAGGGGTATCAGGAGCAGAGATTCTTGGATACATTCAGGAAATCGTAGGCGGTTTCTTCAAAGCTGACAGACAGGGTGTTATCCGGCTGAAAGTGCCGACTCCTGTATCTTCCGGTCTGTATCCGCATATCGGGTTATATCCTCGTACAGGACTATATCCTCGTAGGAGCAACAGGGCATTCGGAGACGATACAACCGCAGGGACAGGCGATTGGAATTATCCGCAGATTGTCGGAGATTTGCAGTTAGGGGATTACGATGTCAAATCCGTTACGAAAGTACAGATTCGGGGAACGGAAGACGATATCGGAATCATTGCCGGAAGCGGAACAAATACCTACGTTATTCAGGGCAATCCGTTACTGTTCAATCTGACTGCGGAAGACGGTGCTGCGATTGCACAGAATATTCTCGATCAGGTCGGTCAGATTGCGTATAAACCGTTCAGCGGAAAGTTCATGTCTCAGCCTTATGTCGAAGTCGGAGACATTGCCAAGATTGAAACCTACGCAGGGAAGGAAGGAGATTCTCCAATCTTCCAGCGGACATTAAGCGGAGCGAGATTGGCATTCGACAACTTCCAAAGTCTTGGGCTTGAGTACAGGGAACAGGTGTCTTCTGTCAACCGGAAACTCACGACCATCAATCAGCGAACGCACGAGATCAAAAACACGGTAGACGAGATGTCTTCTACTGTATCGAACGTAGAGCAGAGGGTCACGACAAACGAGACCAACATCACTCAGAATGCGAATGCGATTACGTTACAGGCAACGAGAAGCGGTGTGTTCAACCTTCTGACAAACAGCGATTTCACCAATACAACAAACAGGATTCAAGGGTGGAAATCGGACAGTTCATTGGTCACCCCTGAGTATATATATGATGAACACTTTGTTGGAACGGTAAACGATTTCAACAAAATTGAAAACGGCTACTGTTTAAAACTTACTGTTGAAAAAATCAGTTCATCAACCATTGCGAGATTTTATCAAGAGATAAATTACGATGGTGTTTGGGATGGAGTCCTTCAGCTGCAAATGACATACAAAATGACAACATGGGACGGCAGTTCTAGGTTGGCGTGCTTTGCTCAGTTATATGACGAGGATGGGCAACAGTTGTATTACGCCGTTTCGGGGTTCACCGTTGTTTCAGACCTTGCGGTGCATGCTTATAGAAGCGTGCTTGAAGCTGCAAGTGTGCATGGCAACAGGGTCGGGAAAGCACGCTTCGGGGTATATTTGGACAATATCAGCGGAACGAATGTTTTAGAGGTAAATCACATCTTGGCAACATTTACGGAAACTACCACACGACTTCCGTTCTACTCTTGGACAAACTATGCAAGTAAGGATCTGATTTCACAGATTAACATCTCACCGAGCGGAGTACAAATCAGCGGAGAGAAAATCGATATCTACGGACTGACAACCTTCCACAATTCGGACGGCACAGGTGGCACGACAATCGATGGTGCTACGCTTACCGCCGGAACTATTACCGGAACTACGATTAACGGTGTGACCATAAACGGTTCTGAAATTGATTCCGGTGATATGTATTGGTACAAGGGTACTGTCAACGAAGCAACGATGAATGAAGAAAATGTTGTTTTTGGTGGCACAACATACCAAGGTGTTGCTCTCGATGGCAAGGCAATCCATATAAAGGGAGATGTTGTGTGGTTGCAAAATCATTCCGGCTCGGCACAAATGTATATCGGTGGCAATACTGTAAGCGTGTACTGCCCGAACGGTGGTGCTGCGTACGCCACGCCGTCTGATGCTACATTGTGGTATTCAGATGAAACGGTGACAAACAGCGTAAAGGTAAATGCCAATGGTGTTTACTCAGAGGGACGGCGTGTGGTTGGCTGTTCAAGCGGACTTGCAACATGCCAATCAGGCACGGCAGACGGGCATACGGTTCTTAACTTCTTCCTAAACGGAACGTATGTTGGACACAGCGTCTATTAAGGTGATAAGCATGGACGAACTGAACAAAAAGATTCACATCTTAAAACAGAAAATGCGTATGGCAATTAACGAATCGGGGCTGGCTCTCGGAGTCGTAGAGTTGGCTCTCGATTCGCTCCGTGCGGAAGTTATGCAACAGGAATTATTCATAGCAAATAACGAACTTGCGAATCAGCAAGAGAGACCTGTAGAAAGTGAGGTAGAACCGAATGGCGTATTCGAAAACAGTGTGGAATAACAACACACCGCCTGACATCAGCGCAGAGAACCTGAACAAGATGGAACAGGGCATTGCAGATGCTCAGTTTCCAGACGGTGGAAGTACCGGACAGATCCTTTCGAAGACGAATGATGGCACAGGATGGGTGGATGCACCAACAAGTGCGGAGTGGGGAAACATAGAGGGTCAGCTTTCCGAGCAGACCGACCTGTATTCCGAACTTGAGTCGAAGATTACAATGCCTTCCGGCGGTACTACCGGACAGGTGCTTACGAAGACCGCAACAGGTCAGGCGTGGGCAGACGCTTCGGGTGGCGGTGGAAACGTAGACACCGTAAACGGCATTTCACCGGACGCACAGAAAAACGTTCAGACGGATGTTGTGCTGACACAGGCAGAATACGATGCACTGCCGTCAAGCAAACTGACGGACAACGTGAACTACTTCATTTCTGACGGTGCGTACCATCCGCAGGGGAGTTCGATTGATGCTGGCAGTGTAATTTATGACAACACCGACAGCGGACTGACTGCGACAACGGTACAAGGTGCTATTGATGAGACTGCGTCTGCGATTACAGACCTATTTGAAATTGTGAATGTGAATTTCAACGATTCAGCAATTACGGCGAATTCTGCGTTCTCAGTAACAAAAACAATATCTGTACCGAGCGGGTACAAAGTTGTAGGTGTTATAAATTATGATGTGGCTCGATATAACGGAATCAGCGTAACAAGGCTAATGGCAAGTGGAACGACATTCACGGTCGGCGGGTATAATTCGTCATCGGGTACAACATTAAACGGGAACGCAGATGTTCTATGTGTTTTAGATAGATAAATCAGCAATTTAAAGGAGAACATTATGGGAAAGATCATGATGAACGGCAATCAGTACGGTGTAGGTGGTATAAACACTGCTGAAGACGTATCCTACGACAACACATCCAGTGGCATGACCGCAACGAATGTACAGGGTGCGTTGGACGAGTTGAGTAATGGTTTAATGCCTACAACCGTACCGCTTTCAGTAGATGGGCGTTATATGAAAGGCGAGCGTGCCACCGGTACTGGTTTTACGGTTAATATACCGTTGTTTTATCAGCCTACATCTGTTAGCGGAACAGGATTAGGATATTATACAGGTTCAGCATGGACAAACATTACTATTGCAAATTGGGCATGGAACGGAGTTGTGTTGATAGTTGAATTCGGAAACCCGCCGTCAGCCGCAGGCTTTTATGGATTGCGAGGGACAATCAATATCACATATTAGGTCATTAAATCAGCAGTGAAACATCAAAAAAGAAAGGGGGAGTAAACATGCCCTATCAGATAAAAAACGGAATCATCTACAGCGGTAACGCTGTCACTCTCACTCAGGCTGAGTACGATGCCCTGACCGAAGCGGAAAAGAAAAACGGAACGGTTTATTACATCTCCGATTCTTCCGCTGTCATGGATGCGTCTGATGTCGGAATCGATGGCGGTGGTAATTTACAGGATCTTGTAGGAAGTGTTGCCACGATTGAAACATCCCCCGCAACAGCGATCCATGCGGTCGGAGATTACATCGTGTACAACGGTCAGCTTTACGAAGTGACGGCTGCCATTGCGGTCGGTGAGACATTCACGGCTGGGACGAACGTTGAAGCCACCACTGTGGGCGATCAGTTATCCGAGTTAAATTCAGGTTTAACCGTACAATTTCCTTCAACCGGATGGGCTACAACGGAAACTGTAAACGGTACAACCTACTATACTCAAACAATAAGCGTTACGAGCGTAAGCGGAAAACCAATAGTCGGCATAACTCCTATCAGCGGAACGCTTCCCACAAGCGCAGAACAGGATGCTTATGATAGCGTAGAATACTTTACCGCAGACGAATCCACAAATACTATTAAGGCTTATGCTACTAATGCACCGTCTGACACCTTTGCGGTAGTGGTGAAGGGGGCGAAATAGTATGGCTGAAAACTTATGTGTAAAAATGGGCGGTGGCGGTAAAATGCCACAAATTGAGATGACACAAGTCGTATATTGTGGCACTGACCGTGGCTATGATTCCGGAACGGAAAATACAATACTGACGTTTACTGCATGGAAGAGTGGTACATTTTCATTAACTACATCGGGCAATGCAATGAAATATGTAGCAATTCGAATTTATGCTAATAACTCTCGTGTCGCAACAACAGCCTATAAGTCTACTTCACAGACTGTTGAGTGTAATTTGGTAAAGGGACAGAGCATTAGCATCAAACTTTATAACAAAGACCTAAGTAATGGAACATATACGGGGCGTTATACGTATTAAGTCAGCAAAACGCCCGTCTGTGTCCCGAGTGATGATTGATGAAAGCTCGCTGTTTGCGGACAGAATGAGAAAGGCATCGTTTATAACATTAAATCAGCATTGGTAACATGCCGAAGTGCGGTTATACTGTGCTTGAGGTGAGAAAATGTTTTGGGTAATATTGCTAAAGTTTGTTGGGCTTTATCTTATTATCTTGTCAGTATATCGAATGCTTGAGGACTACAAAGAAACCGGAATGCTTTTCAGAATGTGTTACGTCATGCCGTTCATCGTTGGAGCAGTAGCATTAGTTGTATAACATTAAATAGTTATTTTATGACCTACTGAAGCAAGTTAAAATAATCCTTATTTGTACTCACAAACATGCTATAATGTACGTATGAAAGATAAGAAAATACAAGTTAGAGCAAGTGATGAATTTCTCACAATGCTTGAGTATCTGAAACGGATAAACGGTTTCAAGAACCTATCTGACACGATACGCAAGATTATCGAGAAGGAGTACAGAAAGGAGACGGAGAAATGACAAGATACATTGATGCGGATAAAATTCCGTGGAGCGTGGACGATTGGGCAGTTGGAAAGACGGTATCAAAAGAGTTAGTTGATCGTATGCCGACAGTTGAAGTTGTGCCTGTTCAGAGTGGGGTGAAAATTGACATCAATTCTGTTCCGAAAGGCAATTTAGACATTGCGGTTGAACATGCAAAATCCATGATACGTGACGAAATCGCAAACAAGATTTGTCAATACATGGAGTTCGCATATTTGCCAAACCTAAACACAATGACGTTCGATTGTGCAGGTCGTGTTTTCGTATATAGTGAAAATCACGAAAAGGAATCTGACCATGAGTGAAAAAGACTATGGAGTATTCAACAAGCGCAAGCATTTAGACGGTTGTTATTGTGGTTATCAGATTGAGATTGAAGAAACAGACCTAGAAGAACTCAAAAAAGGGAAGGTGATTTATTTCAATCTGAATTATGGCGAGTATGCCGTGGCACTCACATGCAAGGAACGCAATATCGAGGTAACATTCAAATATGACGATTAGTGAAAACTGCCCGAATTGCGGAGCACCGAAAAGCGGTTATAAATGTGCGTATTGCGGAACGGTATTTGAAGAACGTAAATGGGGCGAAAATGAAGAAGTCCTGTACGCATTCGATGAACCTGTGGCAGTAGCAAAGACAACGTATTACGGATACACCGATACAGACGGAGCGTATCACGCATGCGGAGAACTTGTATATAACCCATTGCGTTAAGACATTAAATCAGCAATTATTGCACCAATGGTGTGCTTTAGTGAAATAAATCAGCAGGTGATTCCATGACAGATAAATCTTATCGAGAAGAAATGATTGCGGAATTGAAACGCAAAGAAGAAGAAAACAGAATCAGCGAAGAACTCAATGCGTATCTATTTCCAAACAGTCACGAAGCGTATCTATACAGACGGCGAAAAGAAAATAATCACAGCATTAGATCAGCAGAGGAACAGCATGGAAAGAAAACCGCCAAATATTGACTTTCAAAAAAGCAGACCGGAAGCGACAGAGGAAAAGGAAACGTATTTGATGTACTTTGAACAGCATACCGTTGCGTATAACTGTCCGTATACGGCGGCATCCGTTTGGACATGTTGTTCATGCACCCGCACCTGCCCAAACAGGGAGAAAGCAAAATTCGCATGTTAAATCAGCAAAATCGGTGGTGGAATAGGTAAACACAGTTGCTTTGGTTCCTCACGCTTGACATGGGGCAATGGGTTACGGTTCGCAATCGTGCGGACGCTCATTGTGCAACGGTAGTCCGGAATGCCATGCAAGGTGCAAATCCTTGCCCGATTTCAATTTACTCATCATCTCATTCAATTTACTCATTTACCATTTATATGAACAAATTAACTCAAAGAAAGTAGAGGAAAGAAAATGAAATTTGCGGTTGTTCAGTGTGTGAACGGAAGCAACAAAATCGTTGCAGAAGGCATCACAGACCTGTCCTTTGCGAAGACTCGCTTCCACGGACTCTGTCAGACTCTGTGGAATGCGCCGGATGTTCTCACAGGAGAAGTCATGATTGTTGACGAGCAGTTAAACTGTGTCGAAGGATACAAAGAATTCATCCATCACGATCCTCAGCCCGAACCCGAACCTGAACCGGAAACAGAACCGGAAACAGAAGGCACTGAGGTGACAAACGAAGAAACAGAATCTGCTGAAGAAGTTCCGGCAGAATAATCACGAAAAATCTGCTAGTATAGCGTAAACAAATCCCGAAGGGGATTCATATCTGCTGGCAAAGGTCAGTCTATCGATTGAGATGGGCTGACCTTTTTACGTATTACAGACAGACACAGACAGAAAGGAGAACCGTGAACATGGGTACTGCAAAAACTCCCGATTCATTCGTGGAAGAGTACAACGGCAAAGTCATCGACTATGACCACGCTTACGACACCCAATGCGTAGACGGGTTCAAAGTCGGATGCGCTTACTTGGGCATTCCGGTTATCGCTACTCCGAACAATTGGGCTGACGGTTATTGGACGGGTTTGAACGCAAACGGTACTCCGAACAAAACTACCTTGCAGTGGATCGCAAAGTACTTTGACAAGATTAAAGACCCGAATCAATTCCGCAACGGAGATTGGGTTGTGTGGGGAAGAAACGGAGTCAGTCCGAGTCATCCGTTAAGTCACATCGGAATGTATTACAACGGCAAGTGTTTCGGAGAGAATCAGGGTGGCAATCGTGGCTTCTGCTTGAAGGCTACAAACTTCTCAGATGCACTCGGTGCGCTCCGTCCGAAAGTGTGGGCTGACAAGCATTCGGTAGACATTCCCTTCGGCTCTTCCGAACTGAAGATTGGAAACAATACTTATTCTCTGTACAGGCAGAACCTCGAAACAGAATATCCGGCAGTCCTCTCTGCAGGGCTGGACAAGGTTCTCCCAATCTCTAAGCTCGATGCCGATGTCAATGTCATGGCAAAAATAACGGGAGCGAACTACTACCAAATGAGAACGGACATGCCTGACGGTCAGCCGTATGGAATGACCTTCGGTGACTTCTCCGCTCCGCTGAACGATGTATGGAGACAACTCCCGAATCAGAACACAACGCTCTACTACGATCTCGAAACGGGTGTGTACGGTGACTGCACAGGAATCAGCATTAACAAAGAACACAACGTGTTCTCTCCGGCAGTTGTCTATCCCGAAACAGGCAACTACCAATACGCAAGGATGGTGGGCATATCACACGTAAACGTTGTAAGCAGATATACATTCTCTATCCGACTGAGCGATGGCTCTTATGTCTTGGGCTTGGCTCTACAGGACTGCACACCGAAGCAAATTACGGAAGACTTCAAGACGGTTCTGCGTTTCCATTCTATTGCCTTCCTAGACGGCGGTGGGAGCGCACAGTTTGGGAGAGTGAATACAAGCACGGGCAAGTTCGAATACGTGCGAGACACGGGTAGAGCATGCCCATCCGCTGTTGCGATCATCTCTAAAAAACCTCTTGTTCCTTCACAGCCTGTGCCGCCACCTTCAGAAGAACCGCAGAATCCACAAGAACCGACCGAGAACCCGCCTACAAACCCCGAAACGGGAGAAAGTGAGGAAATACCTATGGAACAGGAAAAGCCTGTAGAAACCCCCGAAATGACACCCGTGGAAGGGTGGACAGATCCCGAACCTACACCGAATGACCACATCATTCTTCAGCGCATTGCTTCACTTATGTCTGTAAAGAGCATCATCACTATCTTCCTGACGGTAGTATTCGGTATGCTCGTGCTGCGTGGCGATGATTTGCCGGATAAATTCGTCAGCATTTATACAATGTGTATATCGTTCTTCTTCGGCTATCAGTTTAAGAAAGCGGAAGGGGATGGTGAAAAATGACAGATATCACTTGGGTCGCAGTAGTAGGTGTACTGCTCTTGGCATCGCAAATCCTCAATCTCATCAATTCGACAGCGACAGTTAAAAAGAACGCAAACGCTCCGCTGGAAGCAGTGAAATCGGATGTTCAGAGAAACAAAGAGGACATAGGCGAAATGAAACACGCACTATTAGATGTCAGAAAAGACATCGACCATGCACACGCTAAGATCAGGGAAACCGAGTCAAAGCTGGAGAAAACAACCAAGGCGCAGAGCAAAGCGTTCCTTGCGCTCCTGCTCTGGGCAAAGTCCGGTGGACAGGATTCTAGCAAGATTGATGACGCAATCAACGAGATAAGCGAATTATAAAATCCGGTTGCTTAAACACTGCGTACGGGTGCAATGGCAATCATGTCAGCGGTGTTGCAGTTTTTCTCCTCCTCCTTTTTCTGTCACACACCGCAGAAAAAACCGTGTGTTTGGCGGCACACGGTTTTTGTTTGTTTTATTGTTTCGGAATTGCTATATTGTGGTTGCTTCTCAAGGCAAGGCGATGCACTTACGAGCAAGCATCCATATTCAATTCCTTTCTAGAACACAGGAAACGAGTGACCACACCTCACTCGTTTTCTGTTATACGAAAAGCCGGATTTATACGAAAAATAAGTGGACTTATTTTGGACTTAAAAATTTTAAAAACGTGTAATTTTATGAAACTTTAAAACGAATTTAATACATTTTTAAGCATTTAAAAGAGGGTATAAAACCCTCTCATAAATTCCCCTCATCTGCTCTTATGTTAAAAAAACCGCATGGTTATGCGGTTTTTAATTTCTCTGGACTTATTTTGGACTTGTTTTCGATAATTTCCATCATTTGTTCCTCGGTATCTTGCATCAAGTGTGCATAGGTTTCCAAGGTCTGATTGATGGTCGCATGGCCCAATCGCTTGGACACCGCAAGGATGTTTGCTCCGTTGTTCAACAGGAACGAGGCATGGCTGTGGCGAAGGTCATGGACACGTATCGGTTTCACACCGGACTTCTTTATTCCGTTTCTGAACTCTCGGTTAATTGTGGTGATTCCGATGGATGATACCTTTCCGAAGACGAACGGATCTGCTTCGGCAATCAGAGGCTTCAGCATTTCCATTGTGTTTGAGTCTATCGTGATTGTCCGCTCAGAGGAGTCTGTCTTCAGAGGACTGAACCCGTTTGCATAGTGTTTGATACTCCGGTAGATGTGACAACGGTTTCCCTGGAAGCAATCTTTTGTGATCGCCATGCCTTCGCCTCTCCGGCAGCCTGTCCAAAACAGGAAGGTGAAGTATGCCTTCATAACCGGGTTCTCTACTGCATCTACGAACCGCTGGAACTCCTCAGGAGTCCAAATCTGCATCTCTGTCTTGTCTGCTTTCGTTAGTTTGAAAGACTTCAGCACTAAGCCTGTGTTATACCCACCGTAGACCGTGCTATAAAAGGCGAAAACGCTTCGAATGTATTGCAATCCACAATTCATGGTTCGAACGGATAAACCGCTGTTTTTTAGGTTATTTCTCCAATCGACAAGGTTGGCTTTCGAAATCTGTTCTATCGGCTGGTCGCAATACTCTGAAAAGTATTGTCTTACCCACGCTTCCTTTTTCGAACGTGTGCTTACTGAGGTGTCGTTATTATCGAGCTGCCGTTGGAAGATTTCCCAAAAGGAAACGCTCGACCGGACGGTCTGCTGTGAGGCTTTAGACTCAGCTTCCCACGCTACCGCTTCTCGCCTGGTCTTGAATCCTCGCTTGCGGATCTGTTTGCTCTGCTCTGTGATGATGTCCTTTGCATAATATCTGACGGTATACGTACCGTTGTCTTCTTTATAGACAGGCATTTAAATTTTCCTCTTCCATTCCTAGAAACTGATGTTATAATGTCATTGGTTTAGTGGTGTAACGGGAGTGGTTACCCGTTACATTATCTCTTTTGGCAGTCGAGGGGTGGTTACCTCGGCTGTTTTTTATTTGTCTAGTTCCAGCAGATAGGCGATGATGCGTTTCTTTTCGTCATCGGCAGCACGGTACTTCTCGATTAGTATTCGTTCGCTGTCGTTGATTGTTGCGACAAAGTCATTCTCCTCAGTCGTACGCATTCTCCAATTAGGATCATCCACGAGACCTAGAAGGTATGCTTCTGATGTCTTCAAAGCCCGTGCGAAAACTGTAACCTTATCCTGTGAAAGTCCTCTTGTTGATTTTTCGATTTTGTTGATGGTGGAACGGTCGGTGTAACCTGTTTTAAGCGCAAGTTCTTCCTGTGACAGCCGGAGTTGCAGTCGCCTGGACCGTATCCTTTCTCCGATATTATTTGTTGTCATATTATTCACCCAGCCTGTATAAGCAATATAAAAAGCAATTCCCGATATGTCAACAATTCACGAACAATTTAATTTCAAGTGTTGACAATATGCCAATGTTGTTTTATATTGACCTTGTTGTTGGCAAAGAGGCAACAGAAAGGAGAGGAAACGATGACAGACAAGAACCTACTCATGTCAGCGATGGCAGCCAAGGGTTACAACGGTTCTGCCCTTGCAAAAAAACTCGAATTAAGCAGGGTGTCGTTTAGTTACAAACTCAACAGCAAACGACCGTTCACGACCGAAGAGATTGGCAAGATCTATGAACTGTTAGAACTAACGCCTGAGCAGACAATGATGATTTTTTTTGGGAAGTGATGTTGGCATAATGCCATCGCCGAGGGAAATGCATGAAAGTAAGGAAAACAGATATGGAATTGGCTACTGCTCTGTACACAAACAAAGCAGGGATCTCACGGCTTCTGAGCATGTCACATCAAAACGCATGCGACATCTTCGGAAAAGCACAGGAGATTGAACGAGCCGAGCTTGGCAACAACTACATCGACCGGACGAAGGTCAGAGTATCAACGGTCTTGCGAATCGCCGGAATCTCAAGAGACGAACTGATTCGAAGCATTAAGGAAAGGAATGAACAGGCATGAAAGATTTGTTTGATTACACAGTTCCGACATTTGAGGAGTTCTACGCAGGGCTGTGGCTTGGAATTTTTATCGCTGGTGCTTTGCTGACTGCACTTATGTTCCTGGTCATGGCGATATGACCAAGCACTCAAAGGGATTCCCATACGAGCCACAGGAAACAGAGGATGCGCCAATTGAATGCTACAAGTCACTCGCCGGAGCAATTGTCGCAAGGGCAATCGAAGACTACTGCATCGTTCAGATTTTCTACAGAGATGACGAGATGGGCCGGTTTGACCGGATCTACCAAAAGGTTGCTGACCATCAGTACAAAAAGTGGGTCTATCTCTTGGAGTCGCACGCAAGCAAAAAGCGAGAGTGCCGGAAATCGTTGAGGAACTGTGAACAGCAGATGGAGATCATCAACAAGCGAATTCAGACAAACAGGGATGCAATGACGGCAGCACTTAACCGAATCAGCGAAAACGACAAACAACTCGCAAGGGTTCGTAAGTGGAAGCCGAGATCGTCTGAAGATGAACGGATGAAGAAAGAACTGCAAAGTGACATCCGAAACGAGAGAGCGAGGAACGAAAGGAAGGTTCGAACAGCAACAGAGAAAATCGAAGACCTGTTTGATGAGGCACTGCCGTTTCGAAAGGAAATCGCTCGTTGCCGAAAGAAGCTGAAGCACTACAAGGAAACAGAGAATTACGACCACCGGACATTCCACCCTGGCTATCACCGTAACGAAGTAATGAGACGGGCGAGGACAGAGGAGCGTGAAATCCTCAAGTGGTTTCAAACACCGGAGTTTGAAATACTCAGCCCATTGTCTGCGGAAGCGGTTGTCTACCAATCGGAACGAGCGGTGTACGAACGAAAAATCGACAGAGCAAACAAGTTCATCTTCTTCCTTCCAACAGATGGCGAAAGAGGGGAAGGAAACAACACATACCAGCGAACAGGAAAGAGATACAGGAAGGATAAGTAATATGGCAAGGAATGTATTCGGCATCACGTATTATTGGCAGACCGCATCCGAAATCACCGACAACCCTAGAGGTCTTAAGATGCTTGTCCGTGATTGGAACAACAAGTTCGGAGAAGACGGTGAACACAACGTTTACATCATCAGCGGTCGCAAGGGGTATCGCCTGACCCGTGACAAGGACGAAATCATGGAGTCAATCGGAAAAGAAGGGTCGCTCATCAAGATCCGTCAGAAGCAGTTCAGCAACAGACGCAAGAGAGCGTTGGACTTCTTCTCCAATAACGAGAGGCTTCCGTTATGACATCGAAGAAATACCATCTGACCAAGACCAAGGTCGCAAATGTCCGTGAGGACATCGAAAAACGCAACGGATACATCGGCGGTTCTGATATCGGAACAATCATGGGAGTCAATCAGTGGAAGTCACCCTACACATTGTGGGCTGAGAAAACAGGTCTGATTGAAGTCGAGGATATCTCTGACAAGGACGCAGTGTGGTTTGGTGTCATGGAAGAGGACATCATCGCCAAGCGGTTCACGATGAAGACTGAGCTGAAGGTTAAGAAATCCAATTACGCATACGGATGCAAGGAGTATCCGTATCTCAGAGGACACGTTGACCGCATCGCATCAAAGGGCAAGTGGGGTCTTGAGATTAAGACCACAAGTTCATGGAACAAGACGAAATATGACGAGGGGGAGATCCCCGAATCGCATTATTGGCAGTGCATGTTCTACATGTTTCTGACCGGATGGGATACATGGTATCTCGCAACGAAGAGAGACAACCGTTTCTACATCACAAAGATCAGCAGAGATGACGAGGCAATCGAACGGATGCTCGATGCATGTGAAGACTTTTGGAATCATGTGCAGAGCGGTGAACCTGTTGAAATCGATGGATCTGACTCTACACAGGAAACGCTTGAGCAGATGTATCCCGAAGAGCATCAGGGCGAAACAGTCAATCTTGAATCACAGGAAGACACACTGCTTGCCCTGCTGGAACTCGGCACACAGGAGAAGAACCTGAAGGAACTGAAGACCAAGTATCAGAACGAAATCAAAGCAGTCCTTGGCGAAGCTGAGAAGGGCGAAACCGGACAGTTCATTGTTTCGTGGAAGGCAAATGCCAAAGGCACAAGAGTATTCCGTCTTGTGGAGAAGTCGCTCTGATGCTGAACATCGACACCCCTCTTGGCTTAGAACCAGGGGACATTCTGTATCAGTGTACGAGCGGGTTCACATGGAATGAAACAATCTCCACCATGACTCCGCATCTGCCGGACAAAGTCACGGTCATCAAAGAATATCCAAGATTCGTCCTCGTTGAGGCTGAATTCTTCAAGAGCGGTGGCAAGAAGTACACCGAGTGCATCAACAAAGGAATGCTTATCGATGGATCTTGCTACTTCAAAAAATGGGAAAGAGGAAATTAAAAAATGACAGAGATTAAGGAAGCGAAAGCACCTGTAGCAAAGGCTACGAACAACACCGCAGTTTCAACTAAGAAAGCACCGCAGACAATGAAGGACTATGTGACGGTGATGATGCCGGAAATCAAAAAGGCCCTGCCGAACACGATTACACCGGAACGGTTCAGCCGTATCGTCCTGTCTGCAATCAGCAATAACAAACAGCTCCAGCAGTGTACTCCGAACAGTTTCCTTGCCGGAATGATGAACGCAGCACAGCTCGGTCTTGAGCCGAACACTCCGCTTGGACAGGCGTACCTTATCCCGTACAAGAACAAGGGAACGCTTGAGGCACAGTTTCAGATTGGCTACAAAGGACTGATTGATCTCGCATACCGCTCCGGTCAGGTCAAGACAATCTATGCCGAAGAGGTCTACGAAAACGATGAGTTCGAATATGAACTCGGACTTGAACCGAAACTTGTCCATAAGCCAGCGATCAAAGACCGTGGCGAAGTGATCTACTACTACGCAGTCTTCAAACTTGTAAACGGTGGTGAAGGATTCACGGTCATGTCGAAGGAAGACATCACCCGTCACATGAATCGGTTCAGCAAGGCTGCCAATGCCGGATTCTCTCCGTGGCAGACAAACTTCTCTGAGATGGCAAAGAAGACTGTCATCAAGAAGGTTCTGAAGTACGCTCCTCTGTCCACAGACATCATGCGTAAGATTGCGGAAGACGAAACCATCAAGACGGATATGGCACAGGATATGTCACTTGTTTCTGATGAAACAGAGTATGTCGAAGTGGTCGATACCGAAACCGGAGAGGTTAAGGATGAGTGATTACTCGTCATTCTCGTTTGTCATCCCTGGAAAGCCGTTTGGAAAACAGCGACCAAGGATGACACGAGTCGGTCACACATATACGCCGAAGGAAACAACCAACTACGAAAATCTCGTGAAGGTTCTCTTCAGCGAAAAGTATCCGAACCACGTTCCTACTGACAAGAGCGTGGTGATGGTTGTAGAGGCTGAATTCCCGATTCCGGCATCTTGGTCGAAGAAGAAAAAAGAGAAGGCTCTGCAGGGGTATATAACCCCTCACAAGCCGGATTGGGATAACATCGGCAAGATTATCAGCGATGCGCTAAATGGAATCGCTTATCTCGATGATTCGCAGATATACAAAGCGGTTGTGGTTAAAACGTATTCCGAGTCACCAAAGGTAAAAGTGTTCATCGAATACGAAGACCCTGATGATCTTCATCTCGATGAACTGCCGTTCTGAGGATTGCCGATGTCATTGGATGAAAAGATGACAACCGCACAGCACCGAATCGAAGACTTGTGGAATGAAACAGACGGCAAGTGTTACCTGTCGTTCAGTGGCGGGAAAGATTCTACGGTTCTGCTGGCACTCATTAAACAGTGTCAGGAACTCGGAACTGTTGGCGATATTCCAGCGGTATTCAGCAACACGGGAATTGAACTTGGCGTGACGGTGGACTTCGTGAAATGGGTAAAAGAAAACTATTACCCGAATGTCCAAGTCATCCGACCACTGAAGAGCTTCGATGAGGTTCTGAAAGAATTCGGGAAACCACTCAAATCGAAAATGAAGTCCAAGGATCTTCATCAGCTTCACTACGGAAAACGTAGTGAGTCACTACTACTACTACTACTACTAGGCACTTCACTAAGCACCGGAAGGCAGTCTTGCAAACATCTCCTCGCAGATAAAGACATGCATATGTTCCATGACGATTTCGACATCAAAGCAAGCAACAAGTGCTGTGAATGGATGAAGAAAAAACCGTTTGAGCATTACGCAAAAGAGAGCGGAATGTTAGGAGCGATGCAAGGTGTCCGTATCGCCGAAGGCGGAGCAAGAGACACGGCTGCAAACAGGCGATTGGCTACAGGCGGGAAACTATGCACTTGGTTGAAGACCGGCATCATTCAAAAAGCACCAATCATCGATTGGACTAATGACGATGTCGAAGAATTCATTGCCAAGTACAACGTTCCAATGTCGGAAGCCTACACAAAGTATGGATTCGACCGCACCGGATGTATGGCATGTCCATACTCCAAATATATCGACAGGGATCTCAAATACCTATTCGATAACGAACCAAATCGATACCGTGCTGCCATGCATTGGCTGAAGGATGTCTACATCGCACAGGGTGTCAAATTACCGTTCGATGAATCGTACGAGAGAGAGAGAGAGAGTACGTGGCGTGATAAGTACGAACCGATGCGTCAGGAGATGCTTCGTAAGTACAGACCGAACTCTCGGCTCATCAAAGAAGATCATCAGATGGATATATTTGACTACTTAGGAGATGACAATGACTGAAACAGAAAAGGCCCTTCACAGAGAAATCACCCGTCTTGAAACGAAGATAGAGAAACTGACTCGTGACCTTCAGAGGGCTGAAGAATTCAATTTCAAAACTTACGCAGAGAATCGGGAACTCACCAAAAAGGTTAAGGAATACGAGAGGCTGCGTGAGTGGGATAGAGCAATAGAAGGGGGGATGCTCTAGTGCGTCACTACGGAGACATAACAAAACTCAACGGAGCGGAACTCCCTGTTGTTGATTGCATTACAGGCGGTTCTCCCTGTCAGGACTTGAGCGTGGCAGGGAAGAGAGCCGGACTTGAAGGTCAAAGAAGCGGTCTGTTCATGGAACAGATCAGAATAGTAAAGGAGATGAGAGAACATGACAGAGCCAGTGGAAGGTCAGCTTTCCTTGTTCGACCTCGATACATGGTTTGGGAAAACGTGCCAGGAAGCCTCTCCTCAAACCAAGGAAAAGACTTCCAAGCCGTCCTCACGGAAATCGTCCGCATCGCAGACCCGAACGCTCCCGATGTGCCTATGCCTGAAAAGAAGTGGGCTTGGAGCGGATGCCTCTACGATGACATGGGAAGATGGAGCGTTGCTTGGAGAATTCACGATGCTCAGTTTTGGGGAACAACCATGTGGGATGACACAGGAAATCCCCTTTGGCTCGGAACACCGCAACGGCGTAAGCGAATCGCTGTTGTCGCAGATTTTGGTGGACTCAGCGCACCCGAAATACTCTTTGAGCGAAAAGGCTTGCGCAGGTATCCTGAACCGAGCGAACCGGAGAGGAAAGAAACTGCCGGAGCAGTTGGAACAGGCATTGATGAACCAAGCGCATTCACTCTCAAAGTGCGGGGGGCGAGAGATTGACTCCCACGGCAAGCGAGCCGGAAAGGGAGCGTTGATTCAGACCGAGATGTCGGGAACGATAGGCGTTGCACAAGATCAGAGCCTGTTTCAGACAGTGGCGATTGAAGGC